CATCGGGTCCGGAGCGTCATGAGAAGTTAGAAAGCCAACAACACCTCGTCGAATTATACAGAAACCATTTAGCGAAAGTGACAGAGGGTGACATAGTTACTATTTGTGGAGCTTTTATATTTACTGTTATTTACTTATTACTTGTTAATTAACTTAGTTATCTATCTGTAAACGTACTAAATAAGATGATCAAGCGGGAATAATTGATGATGGCATAATCATGCGTATTATAAAACTTTTATTTATCTGTGAAGCTGGTAGAAATACTCTTATTTGATTAGATGAACATAACGAATCTACAGAAATCTTCATCGTTCCATCAGTATAACGCGGTCTCAAATCTGGAGTTAAATCACCGGTCTGGAAATATAAAACATCTGGCATCTGGAAATTAGCGCCTAATTTATCTGTGATTTGGTACCAATCTTTTGCGAGTAAACGAACACCATCATTAGCGGTAGGATATACATATCTGAACATTTGACCCATTGGCTTCTCGTATAATGTCATTAAGTTATGTCTTGAATCAGCAAAAATTATATTACTTACGGCTTTTTCTTGATAGCGCAATAATTCGTGAATTGAAACTTGCTCAGTCATACCTCCTCGATGAGTAGTTTCAAGATTGAATGAAGTATAATCTATTTCACTTAAAAATATACCAAATTCCACGCTCTGAACTAAATTAACTAACCATGTTCTATCTTCATCAGCCAATAGTGAAGGATTTCTAATTTGGAATATATACCCGTTAAAATCAACATCATCCATTAGATCAACATTTGTACCATCATCTAACGTTACTGTTATCTTAGCTCGAATATAGTTACCATTGTGGACTTTTGAACCAATATTCTGTGGTAATAATTCTACTACTTTGAAAGGTCTTTTTTGCGTTGTTTGTAATTCGTATGGACTTAAAACCGTCGTTGGATCCCATTGTTCTACAGGTTGGCGAATTATCAATAATCCTCTCCTTTTCCGTGACATAAACGTATTTGCGCGCACAAATCCAGCGTATACTCCGATTCGTCTCATATCCCAATCTGATAATAACCGAATTGCTTTACCAGCCCATTGGCCTTTTTGATCTTTATCTTCCAATCGTAACCGATTTCTAGCATATAGTGCAAATTTTGGATCAATTAGTAAAGTTTTCCTACTGTGCAAATTACCCTCTCCATCGACTGCAGCTGCCCGTAGTGTATTAAAAGCAACCATTGGATCAGTTTCGATTGTATTCGTCGGTTTTGTTACTACTGTACCTTTAAATTGAAATTCTAATGGTGCCTGACCTACTGCTAATGCCTTTTGGTGTACTTCAGCGAATTTAGATAAGATACCGTCAATGTCGGCATTTCGAACTTTCTTTACTGGTCTCAAACTAATAATATCTGGGTTTACCTGATTTTTCGACCAAATAGCATTCAATACTCCATATGGTTGCATTTGTAGTGATAGTCCTGAAATAATGCCTAATTGTGAAAAATACTCGTGGACAGGATTTGGAAACGTAAGTCGCTGTTCTAATTTCACACTCGCAGAGGCTGTCGAATTTGCAACTTCTCCGAATCGCATAGTAACACCATAGCCGCAAACCAAAATTACTGATATATCTATTACCCATTCTGGATCAATCTGTTCCATATACATTTCCTGTTTCTGATAATCTGGATGAGTAGTTTCGATAGCTAAAATTGGCTCAAGTGGTTCAGACATTGATCCCTGAAAATGCGTCCCAAGTGTTAAGGGTAAAGTTGTTACTGTACGTTCTAATTGCGCAAGTTCTGTTTCCATAGCAGGAACAAACTGCATCAGTTCATCAGCATTTGTCTTAATGTATGTTATTACCGTATTAATAACCGATCCTTGTAATTTCCTCATTTTATTAATTTTCGCAATAATTTTCTCGAAAACTGAAACAACTACTCCAATATCCATAGGGGTTCTACTATCATCTAAATCTGAGGCTTTTTGATAATATGCTGGCCAACAAACGTTAGTTGAATTAAATCTAGGACAATGAGCTTGATCGTAAGGTTGTGTAAAAGAAGTTTTGGTGTATCGTAATAAGTCAGCAATTTCTGAATAATAACTAATCGTCTCTTTGAATGGTATGAAAATGCTTGGTACGTGTCCTGCATAACCATGTTTAGTAGAAAACGCGGTATTATCGCCTGGAATAGCATCGTATCGACCATATTTATCTAAGAAATTTCGTGTTTCTTCTGGGAAAAAGCTAACACCAAAATGGAATATAATTCGAGCTATCTCATCTCTTGCATAAAAAGCTTGGTGTGGGAATATTCTCGTGTATTGTACAGCTGCGTAAACTGGGATGATACCGTAAATATGTTTTGCATCTAGATTATGGTGCCTGATAGTTGGTAACGTTACCTTTGGAATCTGTGATGAATAAAAAGCATCAACACATGCCGATTGCGTTGCTTCTCTAAATTTAGTCATAAACTCTAAATACCCTGGTTCCATGCTAGTTCCATCATCTGGTGATCCTTTCAAATTTTCAATGATAGCTCCTGATGAACGTAAGTATTGTAGTAATCTTGGGCGTAATGATCGTGCAAACTCTGGATGCATACAACATGCTGCTAAAGTCAATTCTCCGGCTCTTGGATTTTCTATAAAATCATGGTGATATTTAGTTCGATCGGTTGTATCTAATAGTTGAACGGTTGTTCCTGGAATAATAACTGTATCTAATAAACTTTTAAATTCACCTGCTGTCATAGTTGAATCGTACATTCTTTTACCAACTTCATTGTATGCATAGGCTGTAAACTGGTCAATGTCGTCGGCAATATCTAATTGTATATCGACTCCGTTATCATCTGTAACTGCAGCTATTCTTCCTAATCGCCATTCGGTTTGACTAATTCTATCAGATAATTGTTGAGCAACTATTCCATTACGCATACTTGGGATCGCTAATGCAATTGATTCAGTTGGAGGTTTCAGAATTGTTCTACCACTTAAAACTTGTAAATGTTCAAAACCAGTATTCAAATAACTAATACTCATTAACTGCGACGAATTGTCAATCATTATTGGTTTGGGTTCATACATCATAACTAACATCATTAACGCACGTCCTGTTGCTTCTTCTAAATGAGTGTTTGCTCTTGGATTTGCTGGCGCATACCATTTCGTATACATACTTTCTGAAACGACATTTCCGGTAATTGTGTAAATTCCATATGGTTTAAAAATTTCTTCGTTCCAAGCTGGCAAAATCGACATTATATTAGTATTTTCCGGTACGAACTTGTGTGCACTTTGTTTGAAAACTGCTTCATACATATCTATCATTGGTGCCAATCTTTGTCCTTGACCTGCTTCGAATTGTGTGTTAACTGTCATTGCCGTTGTAATAAAAGGACGAGCTCGCGGTAATGTTTTCATATAAATAGACGAAGGTTTTATTTCAAAAATATTTTCACGGTGAATAATTGTTTGGACATCGCTAACTTTAGGTAATTGTGGTTCAGTTATCATCTTTGTTAAATCAGCTGGTTCAACAGGAACTGGTGGAAGTTGATTTATTAGAGAAAGGGTTGTACTTTTTAAAACATTAGAATTATCGACTTTTGAGGTGAGATTTGGTGCTTCAAACGCAACGGTGGGTGGTTCAGTTTGTGGTGTTGCATCTTTAATAACCTTGTTAATATTCGTACTTTGAGTGTCAATTGATTCAACATTTTTAGCTTTTTCCGGTGTCTCGTTATCGTTTGGGGCTGTTATTTTATCAACTTTAATTACTGATTTATCTTCAATAGTAAGTGTTTTAGGTACTTGTTCGAGGGCGGAACGTTCTGTTTGTAATTGGGGTGATTGCTGAACATTTTGAACGATTGCATCTCTTTCTTCGATTTGTGGTTGAGTTGTTGGTTTTAATGCTGTAGTTGTTGTATTTTGCTCTTTTAGTTTCTGCATGTTTTTCTGAGGCATCTTAATCACGACTACTTTCTTCTCTCCGAACTTTAACGAGACACCGG